AAGGACAGCTTTCTTTCCTTCTTTCTTTTCTGCAATGTTATCTAGAGCATCTTCCCAGTCGCCACTGCTAGTGCCTACTGTTTTTCCAGCAGGGTCTTTAATCTCATATTGATAGTAGCCATTTTTATCTCTACCTTTTTCAATACCCCAGCCATCCTCGGAGTTCCAAGTGTTGGTGCCAGTCTTACTCCACCCCTGAGGTGCATCTACATAGACTAAATCTTCTTCGTTAATGATGTTCTTAGTTGTTGCTGTCTTTGCAGTGTTTTTACTATATCCATCTGAAGTAGGATTAATAACAGCCTTGATAAACATACCTTTTGATGCGGGAATGTTTACAATTTTTCCATCAGGAAGTTCCATCTGAATGTCATCGCCATTAGGTCCATCAATGATTGGGCGACCTACAAGGTTATAAACTCTGCCATTACTTTTACGAACGAGGGCACTAAGTCCTCCACCCATAAATGCGAATTTACCTTCACGGTCACGACGCTGCAAGCGAGCACGAAGTGAGCGCTCTGCACTTGAGTTTCCACCTGAGAATGGATTACTAGCAGCAACAATAACCTCTGCAGGAACTACGCCCTGAGGAAGGCTAGAAAGAATAGAGTTGTAGTAGACATGTTCTACAGATGCGTACTTGGATGTAAGAGCAGAAGCAATAATTGTTTTTGCATATCCATCAACAATGCGAGGGTCATCAGCAACCCAACGTGCACGAGCTTCGGTAAGAGCAGAAGCAGTCATTGAGTGGTTGCGGGTAGAACGTGGATGTGAGACTGGTAGAAGGTCTGTATTAGAAAGAGTAAGAGAAGTAGACTTATCACTTTGAGCAAGAGTGATGTACTGAGAAAGTTCTCTGATAGCCATGTGCTCACGGAGTGAGAATGGAAGATTGCGTGTTGACTGTAGTGAGCGAAGTACAACTGTGAAAGCAGCCTTCTTTGTAATCTTACGACTCGTAGACGCGTTTAAGTTTGCTTGGTCGACAATTCCAAAAGCGGTGTCACGAATACGTGATGCCTGCTGAGATGCCAGTGCGCGGCGACCCTCTTCAGAAATTACTTGGCTTAAGCGGCGAATACGGCTCATTAGTTGTCATCCTCTTCTTCTTCTGAACTTGGTAGTAAATCTGCGTCAAGACTGAGTTCTCCGTGTAGTGCTAATAGAGACGCTCTTCTAAACGGGTCTCCACCTGCACGAACTGCACGAAGCCAAGATGCTCTAATTGCATCTTCTGCTTCATACCCTGCTCCAGAAAACTCTGCCATAGCAAGGATGGCATCCTCTGGAGAATTATAGTCCTCTTTACTTCCTAGAGATATTGATAATTCTCTATCAAAGCGATACTCCTGCAGAATGTCTTCTGTTAGCTTGTTTTCGTTTCCGAGTTTTTCGCCTTCGAGAACTCCGACATCAACGACCCCATCTGGAATAACCGCGAAACGACACTTACCTTCGTCTTCGACTTCTTGTTCGATGATTCTGCACGATCCATTACCCATGTATAGAACGCAAGAAGAGCACTTGACTCCGATTCCCTTGTATTTATTTTCTTCGGCTGAGGCGTATCCTGCCCAAATTCCTGTGGCATCTTCATTAAACTTTCCATACTTCTCAGCGATTTCGACGAGAGCATTAGCTAGGTCTGACTCTTCTGGAACTAAACCAGCAGCGGCAGTAATTGAGTTATCTCTTTTTGTTGAACGAGGGTGTTTAGCTGGGAGTAAATCATTATCTGTTGTGTAAGCAGAGTTTGTTGGCTTACCTGATTTGAGAAGTTTAAGGAAAGCGTTGACACGGCCCATAGCCCACTGATTACGATTCATACCAGGACGGTGAGATGTAGAAAATGCTCCTGCGCCACGGCGATATACAGCCTTAAGCATTCCTAGAGAGGCTTTTCTACCTTCTGGTGCTTTTTCATTGTGTTCTTTGACTTTGGTAGAGAGGGTGTTTTCTGTTGCCTTACTAAATACAACTTTTCTAGTTCCAGATGCTGAACCTTTTTTATTTTTGCTAGAGCCTTTTATTTTATCTTTTTTAGGAGCAGGAGTCTGAGCGATAGTTCTTTTTCCTGCAGCAGTCACTGGGCCGCCAGCAACCCACGCACGGCAGGTGCGTGCTGATGCGCATTTGAAGTCGAAGATTTCGCAGTAGCCAAGTTCGCCAGCCTCGTTGATTGAATCAAACTCATCTGCGTTATCTGTTAATCCTGTTTCAATACAAGAAAGCATCTCTGGAGTCTGAATAAAGACAGCGCAATTACCGCAAGTTTGTTTCTTTGCAGTTTCAGCATCTACATTCCACTCTTGACCAAGTGCGTTCCAATACTCTTCGTTTGGTTCCGCAGGATTAAGCGGTCCATACATAGCAGTATCAATTGCCTTCTTACGATTAGTAAGATTAAGTGCAATGTCCTGTGTAGCAGGAGGGCAGCCGTTAATTTCAGCCATTACTGCTCTGTTTCTGGGGCTGGCTCTGCTGGAGCTGCTGTCTCAGGGGTTGCTATGGCTCCCTTAAGAATGTCTTCAAGCCCTGGTGGAAGCGGAGCAACGGAGGCTGCTTGTTGAGCACTGCGAACTGCTTCCATCATCTCTGGGGCAACAGTTGCAAGCATTGATTCTGTAAGTTCTGGAGTGATTGCACCCTTTTCAAACAACATACGAATTGCGATTTCATTTGATGTAGGAGCATCTGCGTTTGAGAAACCATGAGCGCGACGCCATGTCTCGTAAGAAACAGCGCCACGGTCAAATCCTGAATCTGCATCCGTTGCGCGGTCATTGCGAGTAGCAACTGCTGATGGGTCATACCAAACAACAATGCGGTCAACATCTGAAGGAGAATAGCCTTGAGCAATTAAGTATGGACGCAGGTAAACAATTGTTAGAGCATCAACAATAAGAAGCATCAAAGGCTCAATGTGCGCCTTGTAGAGTCCTTCGTCAATCTGTAAAGCGTTTGAATACTTAACATTTGCTAAGCCAGTAACAACATCTTTAGGAACATCTAGTCCCTGAAGGATGCGCTCTAGAACACGGTCTGCGCGTTGTGCAAGTGCTGGGTCGAATGAACGCTCAAACTTAAACTGCTTAATCTTGTCACCAAGTTCAGCAGGTCCGCGAATAATAAGTGGAACAACAGCGGATGCAGACTCTTCATCACGAATCGGAGTTGTCATCGCATCGATGAGTTGGTCTTCAAACTCGTCTTCTGCTTCTTCTGCTGTGAAACCAGGATCTGTTTGACCATCTCCATCTTCATACGGATAGTCTGGGTCGCCTTGTGCAGCAACTGACAAACCATCTGGAAGATAAAGTGCGCCAGCGTTTAGGCGAGAGCGTGCTGTTGCACGGAACGTTCTGTTAAGAAGAAGTAGTTCTGCGCAAAGGTCTAGCAGACCGCGTATTGAAGAATCTGATTCATCAGAAAAGCGTGGATGTGAACGCCAGATGCGACCAACAAATGCGCTGGTACCTAAATGAGTTGTTGGGCCAGTATTTCCGCCACCACTTGTTTGCTCACGGCGACTTACTACGTTGTAGCCACCACGAGCATCTATAACTACTTCATCTACAGAACGAATATCCCAAGACTCTGGAATACCTGAGCCCTTACGCTCTGGCATCTGCACTAGATAACATTCGCCAGCCACCGAAAGGTTGAGTGCAGCATCTCGGAGGAGACCAGCTTGTCCACCGTATGCAGAATCAAGACGAGAAAGTGCTCGCTCTGCTGCAGCAGATAGTTGTTTATCTAAAGTTGTTGAAGAACGTACTGATGTTGGAGCCTGAGAAGGGTCATCAATTACTGCTGGAAAAATTCTGATTCGTGATACAACTGATGCAACAAGATTGAATGCATATTTGATTTCACCAATTGCGTCGTAGTACTCCCATGCTTCTGCTTGCCATGCACTTGAAGCAGCAGAGCGGCGATTTCTAAATTGCTCTGATTCACCTTTGTCATTTAGCTTTACCTGTACCGCTGCTGCTGTAAGAGAGCGAGGTTGGTTATATGGAACTGCTTGCGCTTGATTTGTTTGAGATAGGAATACAGATGCGGCTCCACTGATTATCGGAGCAGCTTGAGGAATTCTAGATTGTGTGCGAGAACGAGTTGTCTGCTTCGACTGTGTTTTTTTCTTAGGAGCAGATTTCTTTTTTGGCACGGAGACGGGAGTAGAGTCATTGTTTGGTTCGCTGCGCTTAAATACGCTCACTGATTTAACTCCTCGTCGTTGTTACGGAACATGAGGGGCTACCGCTCTTCATGTGCAGTTAACAGGCCAGCGATTGCAGATAGAGCAAAAATTATCTCGACTACATACGTGGCTTCTGGATTAATGATACTAGATATTTGAAGAATTGATGCGACCCAAATGCTTATACACCAAGGGCAAGTCAGGAGATATCCTAATAAAGACTTCTCTGGAGGGAATTTCTTCCAGAAGAAATTACGAGGTCTTGCTAGTAGTTCATCACGAATAATTAGCCTAGTGATTCTGTATGTAGCCAATCCCATAATTAAAAACTCTAGCGTTGTCATTATTCTCCGTCCGTTTGTGACATTAAAATGCTTCCATATGGGCTCCAACTGCGTAGGCGTGAGCCACATCCGCAATTCTCGTCCTTTCGGAAAGCAATCATCTTTCCAGATTCAGTAATCACCCTATGAACCTTTTCTTCCTTAGAGTAGAAGGTTATATTTTCACTAAAGATAAGTTTTGGGCCAGAAGGGTCGTCAACAACAACCATAATCTTTTCCTCGGTAGCAATAATCCTACATCTGTCTAACTTTCTAGAGCCTTTCGGCGCACCGCCTCGTGGAAGTAGTTCATTTATATCCTCTAGCGAGCCTGGCTCAGCAATGGTAAGTACTGCTGGGAAGATATCTGCTCTGATTCTCACTTATTCTCCGCATGTATCGGTGAAACATAGAATTCTTGCCAACCCAGATAGGACTTGGCTAAAGATATCGGAATGAGGATAGGATTTTCTCTATTAGATATCTCTGGAGTCAACAAAAAGTCTATTTCTATAGAAGTTGTTGCTACTGGACAGCTTTTCCAAGATTGAATTGCTTTCAAAGAGGCTAAAGACATCGCAATAGGATGAATTGATGCTTCAGATATCAAAGTCTCAAGCGTGCGAGCGTTAGGGCGTCCCTTTTGCTTCTTTGGATTAGCCCAAACTGCTACAACAAGGTCTTCACTGCTTGTGGGTTTAACCATTAGCGATCCTTCTTGCCATAGCACGATAAGTAACTCCTGCGGCTTGAGCAATAGAGGCTGCGGGGACTCCTCGGTGATAAAGGTCTAGAGCAATCTCTGTAAGTTCTCTATTTGCCTGTGCTAGGGGGCTGGAAGAAGGTGTTTTAGACCTATAACGCTTCGACAACTCTGCCAACTGGCCAATATGAGCAACCATATCAAGAGGAACTTCTGGAGAAATGCTACGCATGCGAGGGGAAGACGCAAGCGGTGCGGAGGAGGTCAATGATTTAGCTGGAGGAGAGGGAATTGTTCGTGTTTGCTCCTGATTAGCAGCGTTCTTGACCCAGAAGTGAACTGTGGACTTTGGGCGAACAGGTTTGAGGGATTTAGCAATAACTCCCAAAGACCAACCTGCTTCCCAAAGGGCGCGGAGGCGTCCTGGAATAAGTTCTGGAGACATGGCAGAGATAAAACGAACTTCGTCGTCTGGTAATTTCTGGCTATGTTTCACTGACCTATCGTACAGTCTTTTTCAGAAGCGTACAGTGAGTGTTGAAGCAGCGGAAGCATTGGACGAATCGTTAAAATATATGAACATTACCGTTTTTTGCTTTTGGCCTGCGAGACGGCTTTGCATGGGCGCGGGGCTTTTCCAAATCGTTTCCGGATAATTTATTTTATTTTTGCTTAGTTTTTATTTTCCTGAGAACTGGCTGAGAGTCTAGTATCTTAAAGTTTTCTGAGAAATACTCCTATAATCCAACCCTGAGAGTTATCTGAGAGGTATAAAGAGTAAGTTACTAGTGAGTAACATAGGAAATGAGTAAGTTACTAGTGAGTAACATAGATACATAGTTAAGTTACTGGTGAGTAACATAGATACATAGTTAAGTTACTAGTGAGTAACATAGAGAGTAGTAGTGAGTGAGTTACTAGTGAGTAACATAGGTCTTGGTTGATAGGTAGTAGGTCTATGAACTACAGACAACTTCCCTTAGATGACTGGTTATGACTGGTCATGACTGGTCATGACTGGTCAGGTAGTTATGACTGGTCATGACTGGTCATGACTGGTCAGGTCTATCTACAGGCTAGGGGGTGACTAGGTAGGTGTTATAGACATTACATAAAATAATAGTAAAGTAGTTTGACTTAGGTGTAGGGGGGTGTAGTGTCTTTACTTGTAGTCACAAGGACTACGAACAATTTAATGAACTTCTATTAGGTGCTACCGCATCAATCGAGAGGGTGAAAGAAACAAATACAGGGGCTACCGCATTGTGAGGGACATCACAAAAGAATTGGTTGATAATACTTGACACTAGCCTACAGTCTGGTATTCTTATCTCATAAGCACAAAGGGTGCTTAGAAAACAGGGGGAATAAAATGTTATCAACACTACTTCAGATTATTGCAGGTGCTCTACTTCTAAATACACCAATCATTATCATGTGGGTATTGGAAGCCCGCAAGACAAACCGCAAGGCGTTCAAGGCTGAGAACTACGCAGTAGAAGATTTCTGGGCAACTAACTAAAAACAACAGACAAGCCCCCGCGAAAGCGGGGGTTTATCTATGTCCCTTAACAAAAAGTAAAAATAGAGGCTACCGCATTGTGAGGGACATCACAAAAGAATTGGTTGATAATACTTGACATTGGCGTATGGTGTGCCTTATACTTATACCAACAACAACAAACAAGGGGGAGTAAAATGTCAAAAAGCGTATTCGATGCAATGATTGCTAATCCTAAAAATGTTCAGGTAACTTGTGGAACTTGTAACCTTATGTTCGTAGGAGTCACACAGATTATGGACCACCTAGACAGTCATACTAACGAAATGTAAAAGGACTAGAGGGAAGCCCCCCGCATGGGGGGGTTTCTTATTGTCAAAAAAAAAATGGGGACTATAGCAAAAAGTAAAAACTATACAAACAAAAAATGCGCTCGCCGGCCGCGCAACTACAAACAACTTCAACGCACCGCAGCAGTGTGACGGTGGTATGTACGACAGTTT